CGTAATCAGAGTAACTTTGTTTATCCTGCAGTTGAAGAATCTCTGCCTAATGCTGAGCGTGAGATAAAATTAGTTATTGATAAGTATGCTCGCATGGTAAATAGGAAGTTGAACTAATGGCTGTCATTGTAAAACTGTTATCTAAGTTTGATGACTCAGGCATAAGAAAAGCCAAGTCAAGTTTTGGTGGACTGAATAAGACTCTTGGTGCTGTTGGTATTGGTTTGGGTTTAGGGCAGATTGCGAACTATGCTACAAACGCTGTAAAGGGCTTTGAGCAGGCTGAGATTGCTTCTTCTAAGTTGGCTAACGTTATGCAGTCTATGGGCGTTGGTATGGCCACACAGCGTGTTGATGCTTATGCTGAGTCCTTGCAGGATTTGACTGCTGTTGATGCTGACGTTATTAAGGCTGCTCAAACTAAGTTGGCTACTTTTGCGAACTTGAACAAAACGATAAATAAGTCTGGTGGTGCTTTTGATAGGGCTACTGTTGCTGCAATAGATTTGGCTGCTGCTGGTTTTGGAAGTATTGAGAGTAACGCTGTTCAACTTGGTAAGGCTATGAATGACCCAATCAAGGGTATTTCTTCGTTGACACGTAACGGTATTACTTTTACTGCTCAAGAGAAACTAAAAATTAAGACTCTTGTTCAAAGTAATAAGACTCTTGAAGCTCAGGATCTAATTTTGAAGGCTATTGAGAAGCAGGTTGGTGGTACTGCTGAAGCAGGTGTGTCTGTGTTTGACAGGCTGAACCGTAGCATGGAGAGCGTTAGTGATGAAGTGGGTAAGATTCTTTTGCCTTACATGAAGGATTTTGCTGATTTCTTGATGACGGATGTTGTTCCTAACGTTAAGGCGTTTCTGAATGATTTGTCTAACCCTGATAGTCAGGCTGGCAAAACTTTCTTGCAAATCAAAACTGCTGTTGAGCAAACTTACAACGGTGTTCGTGATTTCTTTGCCTTGTTTGGTGATGGCGATGCTATGAAGGGTTTCGGGAATGTTGCGACAGAGCTTGTAAAGGCTTTGCCTGCTTTGATTGCTCTAAAAGGTATTATGATGTTGGCTTCTGGTGGTAAGGCTATTGCTAACTTGGCTAAGGCTATTGCTTTGATGACTGCAGGTAGTTTGACTGATACAAGCGTTGTTGCAACTGGAGATGGTAAAAATAAAAATAAAAAGGGTAAAGGTGGTGGCTTTTTGCCTTTTGCCAACCCAATTACTTTTGCTGCAGCATCAGTCCTAATGACTTCTGGTAGCACTAAACTTCAAACTCCTGAAGAAATTGCACAGCGTCAAGCTCAAATGAATCAGAATAAAGCAGATCTGTTCAAGAACGCTGGCAGGTATCCTGGTTTACCTCAAAGGCCTACAACTACAAATAATGTGACTATCAATGTGCAGGGTGGTGACCCTAAAGTTCTTGTTGACACTTTGGGTAAGTATGTAAAACAAAATGGTAGCTTGCCGTTTAAATTGGTAAAGTAGGCAGATTATGGCGTTGCCTAGCTACCTTGTTGAGTTACAGTTTGGATCTAGCAGTTATGTTGACGTTACGCAGTATGTTCAAAATGTAAGCCTAAATCGTGGTATCAACCGTAATCTTGATGACTTTAGTGCAGGTAGCGTTTCAATAACTTTTGTAAACAATAATCGTGTGTTTGACCCACTAAACACTTCTAGCCCTTTATGGTACGTTTCTGGTGGTTATACGCTGGTTCAACCTGCAGGGCGTATCAGGATTAGCAGTAACGGTGTTAGACGGTTTACAGGGTTTATTCAAGACTGGGACTTCAACTATGAAGATGCAGGGTTTGATGCTACAGCTACATTGACAGCGTTAGACATGATTTATCGGGTGAGCAACGCTTCTTTTACTGGTGGCACTGCTTGGCAGGTTGAGAGCACTTCTGACCGTATCAAGACTGTCATGAACTACAACGGTTTTGCAGCTGTGGAGTATGGTGGCGTTCGTGGTGGCCAGACTTTGCTTGGCTATGACGTAAACAACCCTGGCGATAACGTTTTGGCTTACCTGCAGAATGTGGCTAGGAGTGAGCCTGCAGATTTCTTCAGCAACGCTTCAGCCGTTATGCAGCTCAAAGATCGTAGTTTCACTAACTATGCGTGGACTAACAGTATGCGATACAACTTTGTTGCTTACCCTGCCACAGCCACGCTTATCAGTAACGATAACTTGTTTACAGGCTGGAGTTTGATAGGTTCACCTACTACAGCGATTTCTAGCTTGTATGGTGGACAGTTGTGGCGTGGTGGAACTGTTGTTGACCCTGATGTCCCTGCAGACTCTATTGTTGGATTTGAATACAAAGACATCAACCCTGGCAGATACAACGAAACAGGTTTGACCTACACTTTTGCAGGTTCACTTAGGGGCGTTTCAGGTACATACAACATTTCGGCCTTTCTACTTGATAACACTGGGGCTGTAACTGATTCAACTGCGATAACGGTTTCTTCAACTGCAACAACTCAATGGGTGAACTATCAGACATCTTTGACAGCTGCAGGTTCTAGCGTTGGTGGAGTGCAGTTTGTCGCTAACGTGACTGGTGGAACAAGTTTCACTGTGTATGGTGATGGTTTTATTGTTGAGCCTGCAGGTACTAGCGTGAACTATTTTGACGGAACTTATAACCCTTATACTTCTTCGGCTTCTACAGCGTATGAAGTTGCTTGGAGTGGCGATGTTTATGCAAGTCAGTCAGGTTTACTAACTAGCGTTTCTTCTGCAATAACTGCCCCTACAGTCCTAACTTTTGCTGATGCGAACAGCCAGGGGACAGCCTACGGTAACGGTACAGGTATTCCCTTCACTGATCTAGAAGTTGTTTATGCTTCAGAGCAGTTGTATAACAAAGTTCAGGTTGTGGGTGTAAACGCTACGGCTGTTGTTGAAGATACTGCTAGTCAGTCGTTGTATGGTTTGCGTGGGTACGGTCAGACAGATAACTTGACTACTTCTACAACTAAGCCTGCTGAGATTGCTGAGGCTTTTCTGGGTGAGTTCCGTCTGCCTGAGTATCGGGCTAATCAGTTGACTGTTGCTTTAGAGTCTTTAGGTTCAGCGGTACAAACATCTGTTTTGGGTATTGAGATTCGTGACGTGGTTAGGGTTTGTTTTCAACCGTCAGCTCAGGGCGGTGTTGTAGATAAGTATTATCAAGTGCTCGGTGTAAACGCTAACGTTGATGTTGAGCGTGATGCTGTAACCCTAAATCTTGCTTCGTTAGATAACTTATCTTTTAGACTTGATTCGCCTTATCTTGGTGTCTTGGACACAGGTATTTTGGCATAGTAAAATAAGGGTTTAGGAGAATAATTATGGCTGCAACTAAAGTGTTTACTATTGGCGAAGTGCTTACTGCTAGTGATCTAAATGACAATTTTAGCAAACTACCTTTTGCGACTTCAGCGTTCAGCTACACTCAGGTTGCTACTTTAGCCCCTAACGTTTCTGGTACTGCTGTGGCTGTAGTGTTCCCTGCTTCTAGGTTTAGTGTTGCCCCGATTGTGACTGTTTCAACTAACTCACCTTATCTAACTGCTTTTGTGTCTGCTATTGGTGCAGGTACAGCAACTATCAACGTCAGAAACAACGGTGACACTACTTCGGCTGCTTCAGCTATTGTTACAGGTTTCGCTGTTCAAATGACTTCTGGTACGGCTGCAGGATAAGGGAAATGATGTTTACTTGTAAGACTGAGAACTGCCCTATGGGTGTTGAGAAACATTCTGCACATCCTGAAGGTTTAGCGTTGATTTGCTGTTTCTGTTCGCAGGAGTTGACTCCAGATGAGTGACCCTAAGCAGCCTACTAATCAGACTCTCTTGTTGCAGATAGTCAGAGATATTGAGATTCTAAAGGCAAACAGTATTCAGATTCTTGAGTCATCTCGCGATCATGAAGCGAGAATACGTGAGTTAGAGAAGCAGATAAACCGTAACGCTTGGATACCTGCACTTGTTACAGCTCTAATCACTTCAGGCGTTATTTTGGTTGTTACGAAAGGTTTAGGGTTCTAAATGATTACTCCAGGAGCATTTGACATCACTTGTTTTCAAGGTGCAGACTTTGACCAACAGTTTGCTGTAACTCA